TCTGTGGCTTGCTTATCAACACCATTAGCCCAAACCCATCCAAGCACAGTAGCTTGTGTCAGGTCTGCATAAGGCGTGTTGACTGTGCCATCTGCCCATGAGCAAGTTGAATAGATGGATGCTGTGTGTTCGCCATCTACTGCTGTGGCTTGCCAATGTGCAGTTGTTACAAAACCATCTGCTGTTTTGCGGTCAAGTTGTGAGATTGTCCAAGTGGTAGTCATGTTAGTCCTTAAAGATTAGCGGCATCAAGTCGTGCCTTGAGTGATTGGATTAGGGCTTGTTGTTCTTGGATGCACTTCATCAACGCATATTGCAAATCTGTTTGATAGATTGACAAACGCATCTTGGGTTCTTCATCTCTGTTTGCCCAATTGCTTTCCATGACCAATTCGGGTGCAACAGCTTGAACATCTTGTGCAACAACACCTAATGTCAGACCGCCATCTTCTTCAAGGTTTTGGTCAATGTAGTTAAATGTCTGAACAGGGATTGCACAAATAACATCAAGGTATGACTTGGCAGGGGCAAAGTTTGTTTTCTCTCTGCGGTCAGACAAGTTGACGTTGTTTGCTGAATAGTTAGCTAAACCGCCATTTGAACGGGCACTAAATCTTTGGCTTGAATCGCCACAGTAAATAAATTCTTCACCTGCACTATTTGCATTTCTAGCGGTATATGCAATTTGAATTCCATAAACAGTGGTTGCATTACTGTTAACAAAATACTGAACATTATTACTTACTGGCTGAGTAACATTAATTCTTCCATTTGTTAATGTGGTTGTACCAATACCTACGTTACCATCAGAGCCAATTCTGGCTCGTTCTCCCCAACTACCAACGCTATTCAAATATGTTTCAAATACGATGGCGTTTTGAAGTCCTGCGCTTGGCGTACCACATCCAATAGCACCCGCAAAGGTTGGTGTTGCATCTTTCCAAAATTGAACAGAGTTAGTTCCTGTACCAACAGAACAACGAATAGATGTAGCGTCTTGAATGTGCAGTCGTTGACCAGGGCTTGTAGTACCAATACCCAAATTACCACTTGCATCCAGAGTCATCGCCTGAGTAAAGGTGATAGCGTTTCCTGCTGTGCCTGATGCGGCTACATTAAAAGAAATGCCACCACTAAAATTGATTGCGCTTGCTACATCAGTTGCCTCGTATCTATAAGTGCCTGATGTTGCTGTGCTTCTAAAGTTATATCCAAAGTAAGGATAGTTACCACCTGAGAATCCACCAGTAAGTGTCATCAACTTAAATGACCTTGCAGCAGCACTTGCAGTAGAACCTGCCTCAAGCATGAAGTTAGCACTCGGAGTAACTCCCAAGCCTAGATTGCCTGCACTTGTAAGGCGTAAATTCTCTTGAAATGTTCCCGCATTTCGATTGACTATTACAAAATCTGCTGAACCAGTTGAAGAAGTCTGCACACCATAGAGATTTACAATGCCACCACTTCCCGAACCTTGCGCACCAAGCCTAATACTAGCAAATGTGCTATCTGTAGTGCTTGAATTAAAAAGATTGAGATTGTTAGCATTATCTGCCGCAGAGTAAGTTGTATTACTTGAAACAACAACATCAAGTTTTCGGGATGGCGAACTTGTACCAATACCCAACCCTGTTGTGGTGAGGCGCATTTGTTCTGCTGTAGCTATCTTGAACAGATAACTGCTGACAGAATCAAAATCCATTGTTGTGCCAGAATTTGTCAACCCTGTGGCAGTTAAGTTGGTGTGCCAACCGCTAGTGTTACTTGCTCTGAAAGTTCCATTGCTTACTTCTACTTTACTTCCATCAAAAGTAAGCGCAGAGCCACTTGTCAGAACCTTTGAGCCGTTTAGGTAAGTAACTCCGTTTGCTGTGCCTCCAGAGAGGGTTACAGAGCCAGAGGCAGCTAGGGTTGTAAAAGCACCAGTAGTCGCTGTAGTAGCACCAACAGTACCATTGATGTTAATAGAGGCTGTACCTGTAAGGTTAGTCACAGTACCGCTAGAAGGTGTACCCAATGCACCACCATTAACCACAGGTGCGCCAGCAGAGCCTACATTGACCGCTAGAGCAGTTGCTACACCTGTTCCTAGACCTGATACACCTGTAGAGATAGGAAGCCCTGTAGCGTTCGTTAAAGTCGCAGCAGAGGGTGTTCCTAAGTCTGGTGTTACCAAAGCAGGAGATGTAGCGAATACGGCTGATCCTGTGCCTGTTTCGTCTGTCAAAGCAGAACGAAGATTAGCACTAGAAGGTGTCGCTAAGAATGTAGCCACTCCTGTACCCAAACCACTAACACCAGTGCTTATTGGCAAACCAGTAGCATTAGTCAAGGTTGCGGATGCGGGAGTTCCTAGAGTCGGTGTCACCAAAGTAGGTGAGTTGGCAAACACCAAAGCACCAGAACCAGTTTCATCTGATACGGCAGAAGCTAGATTAGCAGATGATGGAGTTCCAAGGAACGTAGCCACACCACTACCAAGACCTGAAACACCTGTTGAGATCGGTAGACCAGTTAGGTTAGTTGCCACACCAGAAGCAGGAGTTCCCAAGGCGGGAGTCACCAGAGTAGGACTGTTTGACAGAACAACAGAGCCTGTACCAGTAGATGAAGTTACACCTGTACCACCATTTGCTACGGGAAGAGTGCCTGTGATGTCGGCAGTAGAAAGAGTTACGGCATCCCAAGTAGCATTCGTTCCATCGGTCTGAAGGTACTTATTAGCGTTACTTGTTTGGCTAGGCAATAGGTTATTAAGAGCCGCAGTAGCCGTAGAAGCTCCTGTACCGCCATCAGCAATGGCTAAGTCTGTGATACCAGTAATCGAACCACCAGTAATTGCCGCAGCAGAGTTATCTGTCTTAGTCGCAACAGCAGTAGCGATGTTGTTGAACTCAGTATCAATCTCAGTACCTCGCACGACCTTGAGTGGATCGCCAGGCGTGAGGTTGTCTTTAGTAGCGAAATTCGTGGACTTTGTATAATTAGACAATCTATTCTCCTTGTGTGAGTTTCATACTCACGATATTTTTCCGTCTTTAGATTGAATTTCAATCTTCTGAATCGACAACTGAGTTCCGTTGATAGTAGTTTCGTAACCTGTTTGCACAATTTTACCCGCACCAGATGCGTTTACGTCTAATGTTTTGATAAGCAAACCACCTGAGTATTCAGCTACTCCGTACTCCGCCAAACCATACTCATAGTTCTGTTGTTCAGGAATAAAAGCATTTCCAGACAGATAGTTGGCGGCAAAGTCAAAGCCCCACTTAATCGTCACAAACTGGTTAGAACCACCAATGATGATTGTCTTGATTCTCTTGAGGATAGAAATCTGGTTCTGATTACCAAGGTCTGCATGGTTGGTAAAGTAACTCAATCGGTAAGTTGAAGTGTTATCTAAGAAACTTCCATACTTGCCAATAAAGCCTGTTTTACCAATGTACAAGTCACCATTGCGAAGCGAATAGAGAGATGAAGGCGTAATAGAGTCCCACTTGGTCACTCTAAATGCACCATCTTGAAGTTGCATCTTTGTATCAAAACAGAAGACCTGTGCCGTAACAGGGAGAGTCAACAAGTAAAAAGCATTCTTTTCTGAGTAAACAGACTTCAAATTAGCAAGAGTTTCTACCGCCAAAGATTGAATAAGATCAGAACGTACATTCTTAGACAAGTCTCTCAGGGGTGCAGACTTCTCTTGGATAGTCCTCATCAATGAACGAACACCTGAGTCAGACAAGAAAATGACGTCTGTGCCGATGCTTTGTATGGTATCCCTTGCGATACACCCAATAGACCCTACTGTGTCTGATAGAACAAGAGATGCGGGTGTAGAAGCACCAGAGTAAACAAGAATCTGCCTCTTACCAAAGATAAACAGGAAATCATTGTGCGCTGCCAAACCCATCACTTCATCAGCACCATTGGGCCAGACCCGAGAAACATCCAATGTTCCTGAAGTGCCACCACCCCATACATGACCTGCAATCAGATCAGAGAAGGTAATCGTTACCTTATCTGTAGATGTACTAGCCACCCACAAACGACCAAAAGCAGAAATAGCAATGTTGGCTAAAGGAACAGTTCCTACATAACCAGACTTTTCAGAAACTCTGCGGTACGTAGTTGTACTTATAGCGGGGTCATAAATGAGTGGATCGTGTCCTGTTTGAAAGAAATAAGCTATTCCATTCAAAGATGCACATTGCCAATTAGATGCCGTAATAGTAGGGGCAGAGCCACCACCACCATAGGTCAACTCAGTCACCGCATTAGCAGTACCAAGTTTAAATAGCTTGTTGTTTCCCGCAAACAGAACAGTCAAAGTACCATCAGTTTGAACCAACTCATGTATCACCCCAACTGGATTAGACCCAAGATTCCCAGATGAGGGGTTAACATGGGTGTAGCCCTTGCGTGTGCCAATACGTCCAAACTGGTCAATTACACAATTGGTAGCAGTTAAAGCAAAGCCAGAGGACA